GAGAAAGGTGAAAAAATACCTCTTTCATTAATTAATAAAGAGTTAGCACGCCTTAGAAAAATGGAAAAGCGGAGTGCTAAAAACCAAAAGTATTATAAAGCACTTACATTAGCTAAAACGTTAAAAACTACAACTCATAAAGAAAATATAGATCCTGAAGCTCAAAGAAAACATAAAGGTAAATCGGCCCCGTATGGTTCTGCTTATGAACCCGTGAAAGAAGGAGACCCTAAAGTAGGCACAGGTAAAAAACCAAAAGGATCAGGACGTAGACTTTATACAGATGAAGATCCTACAGATACAGTAAAAGTTAAATTTAGTACTAGACAAGATATAGTAAATACTTTATCTAAAAAGTCATTTAAAGCTAAATCACATGCTCGCCAATCACAGATTATTAATTTAATTCATCAAAGAGTTAGAGCAGCTTTATCCCGGGCTAAAGATCCTGCAGTAAAAAAACGACTACGTTCGGCATTTGAATATATTAAAAAACGTAAAGAAGCTTCTAAAAGAAAAACACAACGCTTAAAAAAAGAAGGTATGTATCCTCCTTATAAAGCTAATCAAGTACAACAAACTAGATATAAAGCAAGTGATACATTTACTAGAGATCCTAAAAAATCTAAAAAATTAGGATACCTTGAAGAAATAGGAATTGATTTATCTAACTATAGTGGTCAAATACTTCCTGGTGATGTTTTACGTGCTCCTAAAGGATTTCCATTAGGAGGTAAAAAATTAGAAAAATCTAAAGTAGTAAAAGTAATTAAAAATTCTAGAGAAGGTGTCAATCGTTATAAATTATCCGTAGAAGATAAAGACGGTAAAAGATATACAGTGCGTAATTTTGAAATGGATGGGGAATATAAAGGTAAAAAATTACCTAAATTTGGCCTTATTCGTAAATCTAAAAAAAATATAGATGAAATGAAATTATTTTCACAAGAATGGTGGTTTGATGTAATCGCTGAAGAAATATTATATGAAGGTGGTGCTGCTGGACATATGGCTCATCCATTTGATTTACCAAATGTTAAAACAGGTAAAGATTTAATTAAGTCATTTGAACAAGCTGCTGATAGTCTTAAAAAAGCACCTGGTAGTGTTAAGATAGATGGCGTAAATGCGTCAATTAGATTAATAAATCTCGACGGAAAACGAATCTTCGCCATGGACCGCGGATCAAAAAAGGCACTTGATTTACGTGGCGTTACTAAAGCTGACTTAGAAGATAGATTTGGTGCTGGCCACGGGATGATTAAAGCTGGTGGTAATGTATTAGATATATTTAATGATGCCTTACCATCAATTCAAGAAGAATTAAGAGCATTGGGGTTAATTGATGATCCTAATATTATGTTTAATATGGAGTATGTTAGTGGTAAATCAAATGTTCAAGACTATGGTAAAAATTTCCTAGCAATCCACGGTTTACTAAAAGTAGAAACTAAAGAAGTACAAGGAGCTCGTAAAATGTTAACTAAAAGAGTAACATCTGAAAAACTATATGATAAAGCTGATTTAGAAGAATTACTTAAAAAATTAGAACCTTTTGCTAAAAAGAAAGGATTTGAAATTTATGGTTCTGTACCTACCAGATTTACTAAAGAACCAGATTTTAAATCTGCTTTAAACACCAAATACACAATCGATACAGCCGAAGGCGATGAAACTAAAACTTTAGCCCAATGGTTAGATAGGGTTAATAGTATTCCTAAAACTGATCGTTTAAAAATGAATATTGAAGAAACTGACTCTATTAAAGATGTTGGTGCACTAAGTAAACAAGTATATTTTGCTGTATTTGGTGGTGAAAATGTAGACTCATTATTTAGTAGTGAACAAGAAGTTAATAAAGCAATCCAAGGAGCTACTACATACTTAGCAACAGAAAAGTTAGGCGACGCAATACTAGATGTGTTAGATTCACCTATGGGTTCTGTTAATGATCACGAAGGTGTAGTTATACGTGATGATAAAATTTCACCTAGACCATTTAAAGTTACAGGTAAATTTATAACCGGAGGTGTATCCTCAGATTTTCAGAAAAAATGAAATTAAAAGATATATTAAACGAAATTACTATTAGTCGTAACATTGAAATCGACATTGTAGGTAATGATATTATGATAAAACAAGGTGACCGTGTAAATGGTAAACTTGTTAGTATTAGTATAGCCTATGTAGGAATGTCAGATCGCATTTATAGAGGCTATTTATTTGTAGATGATGGTGGATCTAGACCACAACAAATAAACCTTGATGGTGGTGAAAGAGGATTATTTGAATTTTATGATGCTGTAGGTGCTGGAAGAGGAGCCCAAGCAAGAGAGTTTTTTGAAAAATATGGCGTTGAAATAAGGGCCACAGAATTTGATGTAAGTTAAAAGTTATGCTAAATAAAGAATTTAAAAGAAAAGATGTAGAACGTATGCGTAACCTTATTAAAGGTAAAACAGGCGAATCTGCTGAGTTGCAAGTTGGTTATACTGCAAAAAAAAAAGATTATAAAGAAGGAGATATCTGGGAAGAAGGGGGTAAAAGATGGACTATTAAAGATGGTATAAAACAAACTTATACTAAACTTGATAGAGTTAAAAAAGAAGCTATTTTGCCTTTATTCTGCCCTAATTGTGGCTCTTTAATGAAAAAGCGTTTAGATGCTAAAATGTATAAAATACATAAGACATGTTTTGATTGTGTAGTTGAAATGGAAGCTAAATTAAAACGTGAAGGTAAATATGAAGAGTATGAGCGTAAAATGATGATAGATAATGCTAAAGATATGGTAAACGATTATGAAACATATCTTTTAGAAGCTATAAATACATCAAATACTCAATATGTATCTGAAAGAGGTGAAGTAGAAAGATGGAAAGGAGGGGTAGATAAAGAAAAACTTACTAAAGAAATTAAAGAAGCAGTTTCAGAATTTAAAGAAAAACTAGAAGAAAATGATTAAATTGCGAGAACTTTTATTCGGCAAACCCGATTGTGATTGTGGTTGTGATGATTGTAATGGTACTAAACTTAATGAAGGAGTTAAAGTATCTGAAAATTTACAATACCATTTAGATAATAAAATCCCATTAGGTGAGTCAATTTTTAGAATTAGCTCTAACGCCCATGTTAAATTATTCGCAGAAACCCGAAAACTATGGGAAGCTGGTAAAATGCAATTATCTGAAGCAGATGAATACTACATGCACACAGATGCTGGTCGTCAAGGAATGTATGGGGGTAAATTAGTACCCCTTGATTTGCCATATATTATGGAAAGTAGTAGTGGTCCATTTGTATCTAAACACCCTTGGGCATATGGTCCTGATGATGAGTTTGGTAGGTTTACTTACTCAGATGAAATGGAATCTTTAGCTAAAATAGTAGCCGATAAAATGGGTGGAGAAGTAGAAGGATATGGTATAGAGGACGGTGAAATCATTGTTGCTACTAATGGTATGGAGTATATAGTTGATCGTCAAGGAAATGTTAAACCAAATAGTGAACGCCCTTCGTTTACTGGTCTTCCGTTTACTGAAGCTAAAAAACCAAAAAAGAAAAACCCACCATTAAATAAACCAAAACGAGGGGGTCCTAAGGCATATTATGTTTATGTAAGAGACCCTAGAACTAAAAAAGTTAAAAAAGTTACATTTGGTTCAGGTGGTTTAAAAGCAAAATTAGGAAATAAAGAAGCATCACAAGCATTTGCAAAAAGACATGATTGTAAAAATAAAAAAGATAGGACTAAAGCTAGTTACTGGAGTTGCAACCTTCCTAGATATCATAAGCAGTTGGGTCTTGCAACACCTGCCTCAACTTTCTGGTAAACCCTATACTGATATAATAGAAGCGGACGGCACAACAAGTCGTCTGTTTTCTACTTTAACTAAACCAGAAGCCCTAAAATGGCATATGGATGATGAGGATAGAACCATTACAGTTCTTAATAAAACTAATTGGCAATTTCAATTTGAAGATCAATTACCCGTTTCTTTAAATAAGCCTATATTTATTGAGAGACATCAATGGCATCGTCTTATAAAAGGAGACGGTCCTTTAATGATTAGTATCTATAAACATGCAAGAACGCAAACTAACAAAACCTGAAGCTAAAGCTAAAGAGCGTATAGTAAAAGATTTAAAGGGAGCTAAGGCTGACTTTAAAAAACGCTATGGTAAAGATGCTAAAGCCGTTATGTATGCTACTGCTACTAAACGTGCTAAAAAAATAGCCGAAACAGACTGTGGTTGTGGTAAAAAAGGCCAATGTGAAAGTCTTAAAACTAATGCTGTTATTAATGAGTTAATTGAAGATTTAGTTTACGAAGAATTATGTAAACGTGGTAAAGCTTACATAGCTGCTCGTAAAAGAGCGGGAGAAAAATCATCTGCATATCTATCTGGACGCGCTGTAAAAGTATGCAAAGGACAAATTAAAGGTGCAGGAGGTAAAAGAAAAAAATCTTATAAAAATGAATCCCTATATAACCAACTTAAACCACAAGTATTAAATCATTTAGAAGAATTATTTAATGATCCTCATTTTGCGATAATTGCAGAATATAATGTTGAAGAGGCTAATATAGATGAAAGTTTAAGAAACTGGTTTAAAAGAGAAAATTGGGTTCGTATTGATACCCAGGGAAATATAGCAGGTAAGTGTGGTACAATGCCTAAGGGTAAAGCAACACAACGTTGCTTACCTAGAGCTAAAGCAAAATCACTTACTAAAGCCCAACGCAGAGCTACAGCTAGAAAAAAAGTTAGAGGTAGTAAAAAAGGAAAACAATTTGTTAGAAATACTAAAAAAGCTAAAGTTAGCTTTAAAAAGAAAAAATAATTATGGCAAGAAAAGTAAATGCAAAAACCCAAATTAAAAAACTTCTTGATAAAACTGAAGTTGATGAAAAGTTATTAGGCAAAATAAAAGAGGCCTTAGAAAAAACAGACGTTGATGATAAAATTTTAGACGCTTATACTGACGCTAAAGAATCTGGTTTACTAGATAAAATTAAGTGCTATATAAAGTGTTATGGAGGATATGTATTAGCGGTAGGAGCTGGTTGTTTATTTGGAGTTAATGTTTGGTGGGGCTTAGGTTTCCTAGTCGCAGCAGGTGTTTGGGCAAATAAAGTAACAGCTTGTCCTTTAAAATAATATAATAACATGGATTTTTTAGACGAAGCAGTATATAATATAAAAAAAGGTGCCATGCCACCTGATCCTGAATCATTAGATAAGGATGATGTTGTAAACATTGGTGAAAAAAAATTAGACCCTGTTGGTAAAGAAGACGATGACATTAATAATGATGGAAAAGTAAATAGTACTGATAAGTACTTAGCTAATAAAAGAAAGGCAATAGCTAAAGCTCTTTTAAAGTCTAAAAAAACCATTAAAAAAGAAGATCTTGAAGAAGGTAAGTTATCTAATGCTTTAGGTGGTGCTGCTATGCTTGCAAGTTTATTATTAATAGGTAAACTTAATTCAAACGATAAAGTAGTACAACGTTTAAAAGCCGAATATGAACAAGCAGAACCAGCTCAAAAAGATTCTATTCAAAATCTATTAACTAAAAGATTAATATTTTTAGATACGGGAGAGTTTGATGATTCTACCCCTATGGATGAAAATGTTGCTTTAAAAGGATTAGATGCCGTAGGAGGATTTATAGCTAGGGGATTAAGTAAACTTACCTCTTCAGAAAAAATTAAACTTACAGGAGTTATAGATGCCCTTGATAAACTTATTGATATACCTGATATCCCTGATGATAAAAAAACGTTTTTAAAAAACACTATCAAGGATTTAGAAGCAGGGAAGGAAAGTCCTTTTAAAGGAGATAAAAAAAAAGAAAAAGAATTTTTTGATTTTTTAGATAAAACCTCTATTTCTAAAGAAGAAAAAGAAGCTATTATGAAACAAAATAATAATCTTAAAAGTAAAGAACAAATTAAAGGAACCGGAGGCAAAACTTTAGTAGACCCATCTGGTAAGCCTATTACACGAGCTGATATGAAAGAAGATAAAAAAGAAGAATTTAACTATAAGGCTCCTAAAGATAAAGATAAGGATGATATTAAAATAGATCCTGATACCCAATTTAAAGTTGATTTAAAACACCTTATTCAAAAACACATGATGGAAGGTAAGTCTAAAGAAGATGTAATCAAACTTACTAAAAAATTAATGGCTAAACTTCATAATAAAGGTGAAGTTAAAATCGATGGTACTACACTTATATTTAAAGAAGCTGATGTCCCTCAAGATACACAACTAGCCCTTCCAGAACCACCTAAACGTACAGCAAACTTTTTAGGTCCTGATAATATGGATTATGAGGGGGGAATGGCAAAATCACAAATGCTTAAAATGAAAAATTATGCTAAAGCATTATGTGATATGATTGATGATGAAACACAATTAGAGTCATGGGTCCAAGCTAAACTAACTAAAGCTTCTGATTATATGTCTTCAGTTTACCATTATTTAGATTATCAACGCACTAAAAATGTAAATGAAGCAATGATTAGTGGTAAAAAAGTTGATCCTAGAAGTTTAGAAGGTGAAGACAATATGTTTACTTATGCCGAATTTATGGATGGTACTAAATTAACTGATGATGAATTAGATCAATTAACTGATGATGGTGATATGCTATATAGTTACTTTGGTCCTGGTGGTGTAGGACATGTCCCTAGAAGTGATTTTATGTAATGCAACCCTTAATTAGAGAATATATTAGACAATATTTAGAAGAAGCACTATGTAAAAGAGGATATGCTTATATAGCTAAAAGAAAACGACAAGGTGAAAAACATAATCCGTTTTTAATGGCTAGAGCAGTTAAAGTATGTAAAGGACAAATAAAAGGAGTAGGAGGTAAACAGAAAAAAGATTTTAGACCAGGTAAAGGTAAAAAAAGATCAGCACAAGGTAGAAAACCAGATATAGTATCTAATAAATGAATAAATTAACTGAACAACGGCTAAGACGTAAAATACGTCAAATAATAAGAGAGGAACGTGAATATCAACTTCGCCAATTATCTCCTGGGGCACATAGTGCTTTAGGACAAGATACTTTAGGTATTCCTCCTTCAGCTGTAGTTGATGTTAAAATTATTAAAGCACCAAAACCAGTTTTTAAATGTTTTTTAGACAATGGCCAATCATTTAATTTAATTGATAATGGTGAATATATGCAAGCTGATATTAATCGTATTTTATTTGATTTAGATAGAACAGATGACATTAAGGGCGCAAAATATGAGCTTGAAAAATTAATGCAAAAAGGTAGCATTAAAAAAGACGATGAAGAAACTGAAACAGATATATCAGCAGCTGAACCAGACACACCTGCTGCAGAACCCGCAGACGAACCAGTAGATGAACCCGAAGTATAATGAATAATAATCCAGAATTTAAACAAGCCCTAATGGGTATTTATAAGGACGGGTGTAAAAAATTCAATATCCGAAACACCCCCATAGTAATACTCCGCAAAGATGCCGAAAATGGGGCAATGACTTTAGGTCGTACTGCTTATTATGATCCTTCTGAATTAAAAATAGTATTATATATTACAGGACGTCATCCTAAAGATATACTTAGATCATTTGCTCATGAATTAATCCACCACGTTCAAAATGAAAGGGGTGATTTACACTTAGGGGACTCAAGCGATCCCCAATATGCCCAAAACGACGAACATCTTCGCAAAATGGAAAAAGAAGCATATTTACAAGGAAATTTATTAATGAGAGATTTTGAAGATAATTTTAAGTATCAACAAGAATAATATATGTAACAACGTATAGACTGATTCATAGCCAGTCGAAAAAATTAGAACTGAGAGCTGTGGCCTCCATTTGGAGGCCACACTTTATTTTCGTATATTTAATAGTTAAGATTAAGCAATGGAAAAAATAGTAATAATCGGAGCCGGTGTAGCGGGCGTAAACGCTGCAACTAAATTAGTAGATAATGGTTATCCTGGTGATTTGATTACCATTATTGATATGGGTAATGATCCATATAAGCGTAAACCAGAAGAAGTAATGACTGGGTTTATGGGCGCAGGAGGTTGGAGTGACGGTAAGTTAACGTATCATACTTCAATTGGGGGGCATATGTCCAAATATTGTGGTGAAGACAAAGCTATGTCGTTATTTAGCGAAGTAATTGAGAATTTTAAACGATTCCATCCTAAACCAGAAGCGGTACAATGTTCAAATCCGGTTGCAGAACCTGATTTTATTAAACCATATTTTGGGCTACGTTTATTTCCAGTATGGCACGTAGGTACTGATTACCTCCATGAAATTGGTAAGAATTGGTATGATTTCTTATGTGATAAGGGTGTTAATTTCCATTGGAATACTAAAGTATCTAAGGTATTTTTTGAAGATAATAGAGTTGCCTTTGAATATGTTAATAAAGATCGTAAAGGTGGAGGTACTCTTGGTTATAATCGTTTAATTTTTGGTGTAGGTAAGTCGGGTATTGATTTTGGTAAGCGTTTAGCAGAACATTATGAATTACCAACTGAAGCAAAACCAGTACAAATTGGTGTACGTTTTGAAGCACCACAAAAACACTTCCAAAAACTAATTGATATTAGTTACGATTTTAAATTATACCGTAAGTTTGAAGATAAAGGTGTATCATTAAGGTCGTTCTGTACTAATAATAATGCTGCTTATGTAGCTGTAGAAGAAACATATGGTGATCACAGCTATAACGGCCATGCTAAAAAGGATAAAGCATATCGCAATGATATGACTAATTTTGGCATTTTAATGGAGATTAGAGGTATAGATAAACCATTTGATTGGTCACGTGAAGCAGTTAAAAAACTTCAAGTTAATGGTACAGGTACTTATTACTCGCCTAGCCATAGAGTACCATCTAAAACAAGTGAGGGTGAGTATGTTAAAACTGAAATTGTGAATAGTTTAGATCCATTATATGATGCTATTGGTAATAATGCTGTTTATATTGAGGATTTTATTGAAGATATGACCAAAGTATTCCCTACATTAGGTAATGATTGGGGTGTTTATATGCCCGAAGTAAAATATCTATCACCAGAACCACTTGTAGATTATAATAACCTATCACTTAAAACAGTACCAAATGTCCACTTTGTAGGCGATGCTCTCTCAGCAAGGGGTATTACAGTAAGTGGGGCACAAGGTACATATGTTGCAGAATCAATTTTAAAGGTTAGAAAATTAGATATTTTAGACGAAGTTAGAAGTTATAAATAATGAGTAAAGAAAATAAAAAATTTAAAGAAGCTCGGGCTATTGAAGAACAAAATAGACTTCGTGGTGTAGAAGATTTCCCTAAATCTAGAAAATTAGTTTCACCAGATGGTACTATAGCTTATATATGGGATAATAAACTTCATAATTGGGATGGTCCAGCTCTTATACCTGGGGGTGATAAACGTAAAAGAGAATATTATATTTATGGTATCCAATATTCAGAAGAAGAGTGGAAAGATAGAAAACGTAGTGGTAAGGGTTTGCCCTGGTATAAAGACCCAAGATTTAAAGGAAGAAACGCAGGATAATGAAAATAGGTTTTTGTGGAACAATGAGTGTAGGTAAAACTACATTAGTAAAAGCACTTCAGGAAATCCCTGAATTAAAAAATTATAAATTTGCTACCGAACGCAGTGCATATCTTAATTCTTTAGGCATACCTCTTAATCATGAAACAACTATAGAGGGGCAAACAATATTTCTCGCTGAACGTGTAAGTGAGTTAATGCAGCCTAATATAGTTACAGATAGAACTATTATAGATGTTATGGCATTTACTAAATGTGCTAAAAAAACTAGTATAATAGATGGGGATGCTTTTGAGGAATATGCTAAACGTTTTATCTATCAATATGATTATATGTTTTATATCTCTCCAGAAGGTATGGATATGGAAGATAATGGTGTAAGAGAAACTAATTTAGAATATAGAAATGAAATTGACGTATGTATACAAAATTTATTAAAAAAACATCGTCGTTTTTATACAACAATTAAAGGTTCTACGGAAGAACGAATCGAACAAATATTAAACATAGTAAAATTTTAATCATGAAAATTTGGAAATGGATATTAGGGCTATTCGCAGTATTAGGAGGTGCCGCTGCAATAGCTTCTACACAAAAGAAAAAAGAGCACGATAAAAAGGTTAAAGAAAACCAAAATAAAATTAAAACTGTACGAGCTAAAACTAAAAAAGTAGAAGCACAACGTGCCGAAACTAAAAAAGCAGTTAATACTCAAAAGAAAAAAGTTGTTAAAGCTAAAACACAGGTTAAAAACACTAGCAATGCTAAAAAAGTAACAGGTGATTTTAAAAAAAAGTATAGAAGAAAAAAATGAAAAACTTATTATTAATTTTATTTTTAGGTTTATCTAGTATTTTTTACGCCCAACAAGATACTTTAAAAATCCCTGCGGATGAGTTAGAGCAATTTTTTCTTGCCCTTGATACCCTTGAAATACAAGATTCGGCTAAAGCTGTATTAATTACCGAACTTGAACGTACTATTAAACTATATGAACTTTTAATTGAACAAGATAGTTTAGTTATAGATTACAAAAACCAAGAAATAATTTTACTTAATGAACAAATTAAACTACATTTAAATTATATAGATTCACAGGATAAATGGTATAACAAACCTGGAGTAAATGTAGCTGCTGGTGTGTTAAGTACTATATTTTTAATACAAGCTTTAGATTATACGCTGCCTGATTAAGTTTTATATATTTATTATTGTTAACAACAATATTTTGCAAAATGAATAAAAACGAAATCAAGCAAATTATACTTGAAGAAATCGAAGCTGTTATGAATGAAATGGCTTCCCCTGAGCAATTAGCCGCAGATTCACGTCCCGAAGAAGATGATTTTTCTCTCGAGGATGAAATGGAAATGGCAAGAGATTTTAATGATGAACAAGATGCTATATTTGGTAAACCTAACTTTGTAGAAGAAGAAGGTTTAGAAGAAATGGCTCGTACATCTAATGTTTTTAAGCTTAGCCAAGAAGCTAGCATGAAAGATGTTCTTCAATTTATGCAACGTGTAAACGATGTTTTAAAAACATATAAATCACCAGGACAAAAGCGCCCTAAAAAGCGTTTTACACCTGAAGAAATGAAAACCCTAGCTACAGCAATGCTTAAGCCTGAGGGCTTTACTTCTAAGGATGTAATTGCTGCTACTTCATATAATAGCCCAGCTCAAGCAAATAAGTTCTTAAAAGCGCTTGAAATGAAAGGTTTAATCACATTAACTTCTCAACTTAAAAAAGCAATGGAACCAACTCGCGATCCAAATGCTCCTGAAACTAGGGGTAGAAAGAGAAGAGACGCAGAATTTGATATGTCAGATGATCCAATGGCTGACTTAGATGCCTTAGGCTTAGGAGGTAATATTGATCTAAGCGATCCATTAGCAGAAATCTCAATGAAAACTTTTGCAAGCGCTTTTAATAAAGCCTTAGAAAGGGGCGAAGTTAAACGTGCTGAAAACTTGTCTAATACCTTTTTTAGAAACTTTATAGGGCAAGAATTTTCATTTGGTAAAATAACAGACATAGAATTATTGCAATTTGACGGATTGTCAATGGTAATGGGTAGGGATGGTACAATGAAACCTACTCGAGGTGGAAAAGCTGGAGTAGGGGGTGTTAAAATTCAAGTTGATGTTACATCTGGGAAAAATCTTGTTACAGGAGGAAGCATGCCTTATTTAATTAGATATGATATTCAACCTGATAGAATTACTACTAAAAGTATAACTAAACAAACTGATACAGGCATTGAAATGGTTCCTATAGAAAGAAGAGACGCAAGGCTTATACAGAAAATAGTTACTACTATATACCCAGGTACAAAATATGCTACAGGAACAGAAGGATTTAATATTAAAGGATTAAGAGAAAACAACAACACCATGAGTGAATTAGAAAAATACATTAAAAAAGTAATCAAAGAAGCTAAAAATCCATTAGCTAAAAAGATGAAAGAAATCGAAAACCAAGGACGCAGAGCAGCCCTTGAAACTAAACTTGCAGCAATCGATGAAATGATCGAAGAAACTGAAGGTCGTTTAACTCGTATTGATGAAGATAATGAGTTTAGAGACATGATGGATAAGAATGCTGTTAAAGAAGTTCGCAAGCAACTTAAAGAACTTGAAAGAGCTAAAGCCAAACTTCAGAAAGAATACGGTAAAATGAAAAAAATGGCTTTACCTAAAAACTATGATGAAGACGAAAAAGGCAAAGTGATGGACGAAGAAGCACCTGTAGCTGAAGATGCTATTGATGCTGCTATTGATGAAGTTGAATTAGAAGAAGATAACTTTGAACTTAATGAATCAGTTAAACGTATGCAAAAATTAGCTAACCTTAAAGGTTAAGTCAATTATATATTAAAATTAAGGGGACTTCGGTCCCCTTTCTTTTTAGCTACGTATATACGATGGCAGACATTAAAGCAATTATAAAGCAGGAATTTGTTAAATCAGCAAGCGATCCTGTTTATTTTATGAAAAAATATTGTTGGATTCAACACCCAACAAGAGGTAGAACACAGTTTAACCTATACCCATTTCAAGAAAAAGTATTAGGTCTATTAAATAAACACGATAAGTCAGTAATCCTAAAATCAAGACAGCTTGGTATTTCAACACTTTCAGCAGGTATAGCTTTACACATGATGTTATTCCAAAAGGATAAAAACATCCTTGTAATAGCAACAAAACAGGAAACAGCAAAAAACCTAGTAACTAAAGTACGATTTATGTACGATCAGTTACCTAGTTGGTTAAAATTACCTACAATGGAAAACAACCGACTATCACTGCGACTTAAAAACGGGTCTCAAATTAAAGCAGTATCTGCAGCAGGTGATGCTGGTAGATCAGAAGCCATTTCACTTCTGGTAATTGATGAGGCTGCATTTATTGAGGAAAATAGAATTGAAGAGATTTGGGGTTCAGCACAACAAACACTTGCTACTGGTGGTAGAGCAATTATATTATCTACACCAAATGGTACTGGTAACTGGTTTCATAGGCAATGGACTAAAGCACAAGACGGTACTAGTGGTTTTACACCTATTAGATTACCTTGGACTGTACACCCAGAACGAAATCAGGAATGGAGAGATAAACAAGATGATGAATTAGGAGATAGAATGGCGGCACAAGAATGTGATTGCGATTTTACAACCTCTGGTGATACAGTATTTCCCCCTGAAATAATAAATCATATAGAAGCTACAATGTTAAAAGATCCCTTAGAAAAGCGTGGTATGAATAGCAGCTTATGGGTTTGGGAATACCCAGATTATACAAGACAATATATGGTTGTAGCTGACGTAGCTAGAGGTGATTCTAAAGACTATTCAGCATTTCATATTATAGACATTGAAAATTGCACGCAAGTAGCTGAATTTAAAGACCATTTACCAACTAAAGATTTTGGTAGAATATTATATAATATAGCAACTGAGTATAATAAAGCATTACTTGTAATTGAAAATGCAAATATTGGGTGGGCTGCTATACAAGAAGTAATTGATATGGGTTATGAAAACCTATATTATAGTCCTAAAGATGAAAAATTTACCCGTGATGCTGAAGCATACATTGCTAAAGGGTATGATTTAATAGATAAATCTAAAATGGTACCAGGCTTTACTATGTCACTTAGAACAAGACCATTAACTATTGCTAAATTAGATGCATATGTAAAAGAACAAAGTATACAGATTCAATCAAGACGTACATTAGATGAATTAAGAACCTTTGTTTGGAAAAATGGCCGACCAGAAGCCCAAACGGGGTATAATGATGACCTAATTATGTCTATAGCTACTGCGTGTTACGTGCGAGATACTGCGCTAAAATTTGCTCAGCACGGGGTTGACTTAACTAGAGCTATGCTTGCAAATACTACTAAGGCTTCATATAATCCATTTTTTAGTTCTACCCAAATCAATGACCCCAAACAAGCATATAAAATGAAAATTGGAGGAAGAGATGAAGATTTGTCTTGGCTTTTAGATTAAATATTTATACACACATAATAAACCATTAATATGGCAGATACTAGCTTATTTACACGATTACGAAGATTATTTTCTAATGATGTTATCATAAGAAACGTTGGTGGGAAACAATTAAAAGTAATGGATGTTGATCGTATTCAAAAATACGGCAACTTAGAATCTAATTCACTTTATGATAGATTTACTCGATTACATAGACCAGTAGGTTCTTCTCTACAATATAACCCTACTCTTAATTATTCATCTATGCGCCTCCAGCTTTATAGCGATTATGAGGCAATGGATTATGATTCATTAATTGCTCCAGCACTTGATATTATTTCAGAAGAAGCAACTCTTAAAAATGAGTATGGAGATGTATTAACTATTAAATCATCTAATGAAAACGTTAAACGTGTACTCCATAATTTATTTTATGATGTGTTAAATGTAGAATTTAATTTACCTTCTTGGGTTCGTCAGATGTGTAAATATGGCGATTTTTATTTACACTTACAAATCTCAGAAAAGTTTGGTGTTTATAATGTTTTACCTCTTTCTGTTTATCAAGTAGTAAGAGAAGAAGGTATGGATCCCGAAAACCCAAGTTATGTTCAATTTATACTTGACCCTAATGGTTTATCACAATCTAACACATATAGCGCTAGAAGAAGTGATCAGATGAAACTTGAAAATTACGAAGTAGCCCATTTTAGGTTATTATCAGACGCTGCTTATCTTCCATATGGTAGATCCTATCTTGAACCAGCTCGTAAAGTATTTAAGCAATTAATCTTGATGGAGGATGCAATGCTTATTCATAGAATTATGCGCGCCCCAGAAAAAAGAATATTTTATATGAATGTAGGCGGTATTCCTCCTAATGAAATTGATTCATTTATGGAAAAAACCGTTCGCCAGATGAAAAAAACCCCGTATGTTGATCAACAAACAGGTGACTATAATCTAAAATTTAATATTCAAAACATGACTGAAGATTTTTATATTCCAGTCAGAGGTAATGATTCATCAACTAAAATCGAAACCACAAAAGGTCTTGATTATGATGGCACAACTGATATTGAATACTTAAAAAATCGAATGTTAGCTGCCCTTAAAATTCCTAAAGCTTTCTTAGGGTACGATGAAAATCTTGAAGGTAAATCAACACTAGCTGCTATGGATATTCGTTTTGCACGTACAATTGAACGCTTACAGAGAACTATTGTGTCTGAATTACATAAAATAGCTTTAGTCCATTTATATACTCAAGGGTTTACTGATGCTGACTTAGTAGATTTTGAATTAGAACTAACAGGCCCGTCAATTGTATTTGAACAAGAAAAAACTGAATTATATAAAGCTAAAGTTGAACTAGCCAATTCTATTTCAGATAAAAAAATCTTAAGCAGTGATTTTGTTTACAAAAACATATTTAATCTTTCGGAACAAGAAATCGATCACGAAAAAAATAGATCTTTAGATGATGCCGCCCACATATTTAGATTAAACCAAATAGAAAACGAAGGTAATGATCCTATTGAATCAGGTGAATCATATGGCACACCACATGATTTAGCTAATTTATATTCTACTAAAAGAGATAAAACCATTAAAGATATTCCTGATGGGTACGATGAAAATGAGCCAGGGCGTCCTAAACAAAAACTTAGTAGATATGATACAGACCAAGCTAATATGGGTAGAGATCCTTTAGGTAAAGCCGGTTTAACAGCAGATGATACCCCGGATAGAACTAATAATGTCTCTACGTTTGCTTTAGAAGAAAATTCTAGAATTCTTAAAAAATTATCTTTAAATAGAATTAGTGGTAAACAAATACTAAATGAAAAGAATAAATCTTCTTTATTAGATGAAGAAAACATTATAAAAGAGTAATTTTCAGGACTCTCTACATATTTATATAGGAATAAATATATTTATTACATGAAACCTAAGCATTCCAAGTACAAAAATACGGGAATATTATTTGAATTATTAACGAGGCAAATTACTTCGGAGACTATTTCAAATTCTTCCCCTAAAGCTGTAGGTATTTTAAAAAAGTTTTTTAGTAATAATTCTAATTTACTAAAAGAATATCAAATATATCACGCTCTTCTTAATAAAAAGTTTAATAAAGAAGCAAACGCTACTGTGTTGTTAGAAACTTTAGTTGATGCACACAATAAATTAAATAAATCTACTTTAAGGAGAGAAAGATATAATTTAGTTAGAGAAATAAAAGATACTTATAATATAGAGGACTTTTTTAAAGCAAAAATTCCTAATTATAAAATATATGCTAGCATATATAATTTATTAGAGAATAAAAATGCTAATCCTATGTCTGTAGTAGACTCTAAAGTAGCTATATTAGAACATATTACTAATAAAAATCTTCCTAATAAACCTAAAAAAGAAATGGTTATGGAAGAATATGAAAAATTTGATAAAGAAACTAGAGCATTAACATATAAAATGTTAATGGAAAAGTTTAATGAAAAATATTCTGGGTTAGGGGATAATCAAAAACGTTTATTAAAAGAATATGTTTATAATGTTTCTAATAGTCCTAAACTTAAAGCTTTTTTAAATAAAGAAATTAAAACTATTAAAGAAGAATTAGAAACTTTATCTAAAAACACAGATCAAGTTACTAAAATAAAATTAACAGAGGTAAAAAATTTAATTAAACCTCTTTGTAAAAAATCATCGGTACATGATGATAATGTAATTAATTTATTAAATTACTATTCATTAGTTAATGAATTAAGAACTGCACAAGCATGAATATAGAAGAACTTAAATCCCTTATCCGTGAACTTATTAAAACGGAAATCGAAGAAGGCTCAACTACCGGCACTGGTGCTTCTATTACTACTGGTAATAGCGAAGCTTATGCTACACCTAGAGCATTCGGAAATAATAAAAGAAAAAAAAGAAGGGGTTATATGGGATATAAAGAAGTAAAATAAATAAGTTATGGCAAGAAAAATTAGCGCATTCGATTTTAATAAAAAAGATAATAAAGTAAATAGACCCGGTATCCATGCTAAAACTAAGCATAGTAACCATAAAAACTCTAAAAACTATAGAAAACTGAATAGAGGCCAAGGAAGATGAAACAATTACTTATAGAACATATACCGTTTAAAGTAGATAAACTTTTAGTTGAACAATCTATTAAAGAAAATAAACCTTTAAGAGTAGGTGGTATTATACAAAGAGCTGGTGTTAAAAACCATAATGGTAGAATCTATGAGCAAAAAATTCTCGAAAGAGAAATTAAAAAATATATTGATGGTCCTGTTAGAGAAAAAAGAGCCCTGGGTGAATTAGATCACCCAGACTCTTCTGTTATTAATTTAAATAACGTATCTCATAATATAGTAGAAGTTACTATGAAGGGAAACGATGTACATGGAGTAGTAGAAATATTAACTACCCCTGCGGGAAATATTTTAAAAGAATTATTTCGTTGTGGAGTTACAGTTGGTATATCTTCTAGAGGTATGGGTTCAGTAGAAGAAAATGCTGATGGTGTATTAATGGTACAAGAAGATTTTGATCTTCTATGCTTTGATTTTGTTTCAACACCTTCTACTCCGGGTGCTTATATGGCTCCTATGAATGAGGGAGTAAATACCTCCACAACAGACTATATTAAAGTTAATAGTATTATTAGAGATATAATCTGTGATAATACAGGAATGTGTAAGTGTTAATCCTTACCAAGGTATCCTTTAATAAAGCTATAAATAAAAATAGCTGATGCTAAAGGCCACCCTAGTATAACCCAAAATCTGTCTGACCACTCCATAGGGTATCCTGCTTTTTCAATAGCTCTTTCAAGTAAAGCAGCTACTATAACCCCTATTAAGAAATAAGTACATACTGTTCGAAGATTAGTAATATCTTCAATAAATGCTACTGCTAATAATTCAAATGGATTCATAATACAAATAGTTTTCCCTAAAGATACAATAAAATTTTTGGTTTTCCAAATTTTTTTTATATTTATTTCTAGAAAAAGCATACGTTATATTAAAATAACGTCCCTGGATTTTAAAAACAAATCCCTATTAGAGATACTAAAATCTCTATTTCCCGTATTTTATTTACTGGAGGCCTAAAAAACAATTTAAAAAAATGGCTGAATTATTAAAAGAGGCAATCGCTGATGCGAAAGCTGTTAGAGAAGTCGCTTTACAAAATGCTAAAATGGCATTAGAAGAAGCGTTTGACTCTAAAATTAAAAACATGCTCTCTGCTCGGTTAGCAGAAGAGTTAGAAGAAGATGTCGAACTCGAAGAGACATATGATGAAGACGAAAAGTCTGAAGGTATGTCTTATGATGAGGACGATAAAGTAGATGAGATGTCTTATGATGAAGACGATGTTGATGAAGCTTATCACGAAGATGAAGTTGACGAAGAAATTAACCTTGATGAACTCATGGCTGAGCTTGAAGAAATGTCATATGATGAAGACGATGACATGAAAGAAGGCAAAAAGAAAGACGATGATGACATGAAAGAAGGTAAGAAAAAAGACGACGACGACATGAAAGAAGGTAAGAAAAAAGACGACGACGACATGAAAGAAGGTAAGAAGAAGGATGACGATGATCTTAAAGAAGGTGAAGTCAATGAACTTGCTGGCTTAGCTACTGTTGCTAGTATAATTGCTGCCGCGGGTGGTATTGAAGCTATCTTATCTAAAGGTCGTGCTGGTAAACTTTCTGGTAAAATGGAATCCGTTTACAAAGCTTTAGAAGGCATGGCTAGCGGTGCTGGCGCTGCCCGTAGAAGTGAAGGTGTAGACGATCTTGATGAAAACATCGACATTGATGCTTTAATTGCTGAAATCGAATCTGAAATCGAAGAAGGTAAAAAGAAGGACGATGATGACATGAAAGAAGGTAAGAAAAAAGACGATGATGACGTAAAAGAAGGTAAGAAAAAGGCTGAAAAAGACCTTGAAGAAGCCCTTGCTACCGTTGCTTCTCTTAAAGAAACCATTTCAGAAATGAATCTTCTTAACAGTAAACTCCTCTACTGCAACAAACTATTCAGAGCTAATGCACTTACTGAAGCCCAAAAAGTTAAAGTAATTGATGCATTAGACAAATCTGCTACAACTAGTGAAGCTAAATTGGTATTTGAAACACTTCAAGAATCATTTAACTTTACAGGTGTAGAAAAAAGAGCAATTAAAGAAGGTTTAGGACGTGCTTCTAAAGCTGCTGGAACTGCTCCTAAAAAGGTTATAACGGAATCCGTTGACGAGACAGTGTCAAGATTCCAAAAACTTGCAAACATTAATAAATAATATTAGAAAACATGAATGTTAATACATTATTAGAGGGTGCTTCCCCGCTCCAACATCAGCAGGCTGAATCTGCTAAGTTGGCAGGCAAATGGGAAAAATCCGGTCTCTTAGAAGGTCTTAATGGCCACGAGAGCGAAAAAGCAAACATGGCTGTTCTTCTTGAAAATCAGGCTAGACAATTAGTCCAAGAAGCCAGCCAAACAGGTACTACTACTAGTATCACAAATGGTTCAAATAGTGAAGCTTGGGCTGGTGTTGCTCTTCCACTTGTAAGAAGAGTATTTGGAGAAATCGTTGCTAAAGACCTTGTGTCTGTTCAGCCAATGAACCTCCCTTCAGGCCTTATCTTCTACCTTGACTTCCAATATGGTACTGGTGCACCTACTGACTCTAACAATAAGCTACAACCAGTTAATCAGAGTTTATATGGTGCTGCTGCCGATTTAAAAACCAATGACATCCCTACAGGAGGTGGTATTACCCAAGCAGGTAAAGGTTTATATGGTGCTGGTAGATTTGGTTACTCTATTAACGAACAGTCTCAAGCAGTTACTAACGTAGCGTTAAATGCTGTTGGTGAAAACCAGTACACTACAGGTTCCGTTGTTATGGAAGATGTAAACTTTAATGGCGAATTTTTAGCTAACACAGGTTCTGGTGCTTACCAAAAGATTACCGTTCGTACTCAAGACTTAGATAACGTTGATTTAGAAGGTGCTAGAGCATTTACTATTAGTGGTTCAAACATTAATACTGTTTACAACGAGTTTACTAAAGTTACTGGTACTTCTACTTCAGGAACTATTACCTTTATTGTGTCAGCTTCTGCAGCAACCCAAGGTCAAGATCTTAAAATTCTCTTCCAACAAGGTCCCGATAACCTTGATGATAGAGGCGATTTCGAGGAAGGTAGATCAGGTGTTTCTTCAGGATTTGCTGGTGGAGGAAATGTCTCAACTATGGACATCCCAGAAATTAATGTTCAGTTAAGAAGTGAAACTGTAACTGCGAAAACTCGTAAGTTAAAGGCTCAATGGACACCAGAATTCGCTCAGGATTTAAATGCTTACCACAGTATTGATGCTGAAGCTGAATTAACGTCTATTCTTTCTGAATATATTTCAATGGAAATTGATCTTGAAGTACTTGATTTACTTATCAGAAATGCTGATACTACTAACCACTGGAGTGCCCAAGTTGGTAAAGAAGTAGATGACTCTGGCTCAACTACTTCCGCAAGCGATCAGTACTATACTAAGATGTCTTGGTTCCAGACTTTAGGTGTTAAACTTCAATCTGTTAGCAACACAATCCACCAGAAAACTCTTCGTGGTGGTGCTAACTTCCTTGTTGTTTCACCAAAAATTAGCACAATCCTTGAATCAATTCCTGGATTCGCTGCTGATTCTCCTGGCGATCAAAACAAGTACGCTATGGGTGTTCAGAAAATCGGTGCTATCAACTCTAGATACACGGTTTACAAGAACCCATACATTACTGAAAATGTAATCTTAATGGGTTATAAGGGTAACCAGTTCCTTGAAACAGGTGCTGTATTTGCTCCGTATATTCCGTTAATTATGACTCCTCTTGTGTACGATCCGGTATCCTTCACTCCAAGAAAGGGTATCATGACTCGTTACGCTAAGAAGATGGTAAGACCTGACTTCTACGGTAAGGTATTCTGCCACGATTTACAAAACGTGTAATAGGAGTTATTATTCTTTTTAAGAAAGGGCCGCGTAAGCGGCCCTTTTTTATATTTATTAATAGAAACCTTAAAAAATCATTTTAACTATGGCCCAAAAAACCCAAACACAATTAAGTGATGACCTTAATGCGGGAGTTGAATCACCCCGAAATATAATAAGAAGTTTAGTAGATAGTACTATAACTAAGCAAGATTTAAATTTTGTAGATAATCCTAATTTTAAGTTAAATACCTCTTTATGTTTACCTGAGTGTTTAACTTTAGGATTAAATCCAACCTGGATTCAAAACTTTGGAGGTGCTACACTAGCAGCTGGAGACCATACAACTGACATTCATATGTTAGATGTATTAACACCAACAAATACATTATTTAAAATGTCTTTAGCTTTAGGTAGACTAGCAAGACAAGGAACCGCTGTAACTGCTGCTCAAGCTGAACAAATATTTGGTTTAACATCCGTTAATGGTAAACTCCTTGACATGACAGATATTGCAACTGGTACAACTGAATTTATTCCCCCAGCAAAATCTGTAATAACTGTATCTGGCCGCACAGCAGCAAACGTAGCATTAACCGGCCAGGGTGATTTAGCATCAGATCAAGACATGGCATTAATTTTATTTAATGATTATGTTATTGAAAACGGTCACAATTTAGATGTTGAAACCCATGCAAATAATGAACACTTAGCGGCAGCATGTGAGTTTATTGTATCAGGTAATAATACAAATGTATTTGATAGACAAGGAGCTACAACAGACGGTCACCAAAACATTATTTTAACCGCTACTGGTGATACTACAATTCTTCCTGGATCATTTATTTATTTAAACCCAGGTGCAGATACAGATGAACTAACTATTAAAGGTTGTTTAAGAACAACTGGAGGTACAATCGCAGTAACATACGCAGCGTAATAACTAAATTACATATACTTTTAGAAAGAGCCGCGCAAGCGGCTCTTTTTTTTATATTTATAACTGACAAACGTTTTTAATCCATTCATAATGGCTAAACAAAATATTGAAAAAACCCCACCTAAGGGTAATATTAGGTTCTCAATATCTTTATCAGAAGAACAAAAAGCTGCTAAAACTGAAATTTTAAAGCACCCATTTAATTTTGTAGTTGGTAAAGCAGGTAGTGGTAAAACATTATTAGCAGTACAAGTAGCTTTAGATCAAGTATTTAAAAGACAATTTAATAAAATTATTATTACTAGGCCTACTATTTCAACTGAAGATAATGGATTCCTTCCAGGGTCCGAACGTGAAAAAATGGAACCATGGTTAGTACCTATTCGTTCTAATATGCGTAAGGTTTATAATAAACCTGATATTTTAGAAAAAATGGAAAAAGAAGAAAAAATTGAGTTAGTATCATTAGCTCATTTTAGAGGCAGAACATTTGATAATGCTGTAGTAATAGTAGATGAATATCAAAATTTAACTAAATCTCAATTAGCAATGTGTATTGGTAGATTAGGTAAAGATAGTAAAATGATATTCTGTGGTGATTCTTACCAGATAGATTTAAGAGACAAACAACATTCTGCTTACCATGATATGGCTAAACTCGCAAATTCTGATTTTGTATTTAAAACAGTATTAACAGATTCCCATAGACATGCCGCAATAGATAATCTTTTAGAGTTGTTAAATGGATATCACTGATATTTATAATAAAATACTCTTATGGCAGCTGGAAAATATAACTTTGTAATAGAACAAGGATCAACAGTAGATTTTGAAATAGCATATACTGACTCCAATAATAATAAAATAGATTTAACTGATTATAGAGGCAG